ACTCCTACCGGTATCAGATTGGACGGATCGTGGACGGGAAGCTGGTTACTACCAAGAAGATCATCCGGGAACTGGCAGAGAGGGCCTACGACGCGGAAAACGAGCCGGGGTTCACCAGGATGTACTGTCGGGTAATCGAGGCCTATTCCAAGATGGCGGGGATCGTACCCCCTTGGGGGTTTGAGAAATACTACCTGCTCCTAGAAAAGGGGCGGACTCCGAGGGATCTGCATGGGCCTAATCCCACCGCAGGATTGAAGAAGCATGAGAGGAGAAAGTATATTCCGACGAGGGATGGGGATGTGTATGGGCCCCTGTACGGCTCCCGGAACCTCCGAATATTTCGTTGACAAAAGGGTTTAACTGTGCTATCATTGTCCCCTAAAATAAAGAGGGGGAGTCTATGGGAACCGAGTGCGCCTGCCTGCTCAATAACTTGGTCGAAGTGCCCTTTTCCGGAGACCCGGATAGGGCGGACATTGTCATCGTGGGAGAATCCCCGGGAAGGCAGGAGATAGACCAAGGAAAGCCTTTTGTGGGGGATGCCGGAAAGCTACTTCGAGAGGAGATGCGAAAGGCAGGAATCGATGCGTCCCGGGTCATGTTCGCTAACTCAGCCCGATGTCGCATCGACAAAGACGCACTGACGGGGCGGCAGATTAGCGAAGTTCTGATAAGATGCCGGCCTAATCTGGAAACCCTCCTGAACCACGTCAAGCCGAAACTTATCATTTGCCTCGGCGCCATCGCACTTCAGCAAGTCATGAGCATGAAGGCCATCAAGAAGGTCAGAGGACAGGTGTTGCGGTCCGTTGAGTTCGGATGCGCCGTCTTCGCGACCTGGCATCCGGCTTATATCCTCAGAAACGCATCGGAGATGTCCACGTTCAGGTTGGATCTGGAGAAGATAGCAGAGTTTATCGAGGGCGGGTTCAAGGAAACATTCGTCGATCCCTTCACATGGAAAGAGGTTGACTCTATCCGCCCCCTCCTGGACGGGGGATTTATCAGAGAGGGAGGCGGGGACTTCATAACCGCTCTGGATACAGAGACACAGGACACCAAGTGGTGGAGCAGTGACTCTGTTCTTCTGTCCTATCAGGTAGCAGCTTCCTTCACAGAGGGGTGGACGGTTGTCCTCCATGAGGAAGTACCGCCCGGGATGGGCGACTTCAATATCATGGTGAGGCGAGGGGGAACGAAGAAGAATCCCATCAAAGTTCAGACCGGAGTGAAGAGGGTTCCTGACTTCGACCGGAAAGTGGCGGAGCTGAAGGAGCTATGCGAGCGTCAGGACATCAAAAAGTACCTCATGAACCTGAAGTTCGAGAAGCACCGCCTGAAGAGCCTCGGGATAGAACTCGTAAATGCCCCCATAGACGTCGGACTGGCCGCACACTGCCTCGACTCAGAGAAGTTCCTCCAGCCCAGCCTTCGATTCTTGCTAGAGTCGTTTACCAATATCAAAACCTTCTATAAGGACGAAATCTCGGACGATGAAAAAGAGGACATGATTCAGGTACTCTCCACGGACAGGAAGCGATTCTGCAAGTATGCAAGCTACGATCCCGTGTCCACCCTTCTGGTGGCCCTTGCCGTAAAGAAAAGGCTGCTGAACGATCAGAAATCGGCTAACTACTACATCAGGTTCCTGCACCCCGTGGAGACAGAGTTCCTGTTCGACATCGAGAGAAGGGGAGTCCTGATTGATCGGGAGGCCCTTCCCGCAGCAAGGAGAGGGATCGAGCTTCAGCAGGAAGAGAAGGTAGCCGCCTTCCGGCGGCTGTGCCCGGAACCGGTAGTCAGAAAGTATTCCGACAAGTTCAAGCTTACCCGACGGAGAATCCTGATGGACGCTCTGTTCTCCTACGAAGACGAGGAGGGCGGACTCACCGATATTGGGATCGGATTACAGCCTATTGCTATGTCGAAGAAGACAGGAGAGCCGGTCGTGGACAAGGACACCATGAACCGGCTCCTCGATATGGGCATACCAGATAAGGCGAAGGAGCTCATCTATACCTATAAAGAATGGAGCGAACTGAATACTCTCGTTACGAGATACTTCCCGCAGATTGAAGAGAACATGGATGAGAACGGTAGGATTCATCCTACCTACTCGTTCGTATTCACTTCGTCTGGTAGAACGGGGGCAAGGAACCCGTCAGCACAGAACTTCCCGAAGAGGGGAGAGCTGGCTAGGATTCTTCGGAGATGTATCAAGGCACCTCCAGGATTCAAGCTGGTGGAGATGGATCAGTCCATGGCTGAGCTTCGCTTCATCGCCCATGTCGCCGACGAGGCCCGGATGAAGGACATCTTCGCCAGGAACGGAGACATCCATAAGATGACCGGCCTTGCCGTATCTGGCATGAAGGAAGAAGACCTTATACCCGAGAAGCTGTCCGACATCAGAAAGAAGGCGAAGGCGGTGAATTTCGGGTTCGTCTATGGGATGATGCCAAAGGGATTTCTGAACTACGCCAGGTCCCAGTTTGGCGTGAAGATCACCATGCCTCAGGCAAAGGCGGCCAGGGAAACCTTCTTCGGGCTATACCCCGGACTGGTGTACTGGCATCAGAGAAGCAAGGACAAGATCATAAAGGACGGAGGAATCCGCAGCCTATTCGGAAGGTGGAGGAGCTTGCCGAATATCTATTCTCAGGACGATTGGATGAGGATGGAAGCGGAGAGAATAGGCATAAACTTCGAGATTCAGAACCCGAGCAGCGACTACACCCTGCTCGGCGGAAAGCAAGCGATGGATAGGAATGCGTCGCACATCGGACCTGTCATCAACCCCGATGAATGTGCCCCTGTCCTGTTCACCCACGATTCCTTTGTCTTCGAGATCAAAGAGGACAAGGTGGAGTACTGCGCCTCGATCCTGAAGGCAAACCTAGAGCACGTGAACACGGACCCGTTTGGATTTAGACTGACTGTTCCTATGAAGGTTGAGGCAGAAATCGGAGACAACCTCGGAGAGATGACTCCGCTGGCTGTAAAGGAGGACGCATTCCATGAGCAAACGAAATCGTAGGAAGAAAGCTGTCGTTGAGAGGCCGGCAGCCGTGACCCTTACCCCGCAGAACCCGGCAACCCCGAAGGAATCCGCTACGAAGTCTTTGCGGCAATCCCTGAAGGCTATGGCAGAGATGCGGCAGAAGGAGATGACGAAGAAGCTGGCCGGAATAAGTACCCTGTCATCACGGCAGGAACCAGAAGAAGGAAGGTTCACAAACAGCATTGTAAAAGGGAACCGCCTTATCACGCCTCCGTACGACCCTATCAAGCTCTACGCAATCAACGAGTCCAGCGCAATCCTTCCACAGTGTATCGAAGCCATGATCGCCAATATCGATGGGTTCGGGTATGAACTGATGTATTCCGGTCCCTCAGACAGCCAGTACTCCGACGCTTCGCAGAAGGAGAAGCAGAGGCTCATTCAGTTCTTCGACCAGGTAAACGAGTCTCAGTCCTTCATCACACTGAGAAAAGCACTTCGCAGAGACATCGAAGTGACAGGGAATGCATACATGGAAGTCATTCGATTCCTGGACGGGAAGCTGGCCATGCTCTACTACATGGACTCCAGATACGTCCGGCTGCAGGCTATCCAGAGGGACCCAGTGGAAATAGAAGTGGAGCTGCTTCGTGACGGGGAAATAAAGAAGGTGAAGGTAATGAAGCGGTTCAGAGCCTTCGCCATGATCCAGACCGGGAATCGGATAAAGTGGTTCAAGGAGTACGGCGACCCGAGAAAGATGGATGCGTACACCGGGAAGTACGAAGGCGATGCGGAGGGACAGACAAAAGAGATCCGGCAAGAGGCCTCAGAGCTGATCCATCTGAAGATAGGAAACGACACCTATGGAATCCCTCGGTGGATTGGTAATGTCCTGAATGCGATGGGCATGCACGCCAGCGACTTCGTGAACTGGGACCTGTTCGAGAACCAGGTAGTCCCCCCGCTGTTCATCCTGGTGTCAGGAGGGTCGCTGACCAGTGAGTCAGTACAGGACGTCATGGACATCCTGATGCAGAAAAGAGGCACAGAGAACTTCAACAAGGTTGTCATTCTTGAGTCTCAGGGCGAAGGGGGAGTCGATGAGAAAAATACCGCGAAGGTCGATGTAAAGGAAATGTCCATGGCGAGGAAAGAGGACGCCATGTTCACGAACTACGTCGAGAAGGGGGAGAAGCGGGTTAGAGCATCCTTCCGACTACCCCCGCTTTACCTCGGAATGGCGGAGACCTATGCGAAAGCAACCGCGGACTCCGCAAAGATGGTGACAGAGGAGCAGGTGTTCGTTCCCGAGCGGTTTAACTTCGATGAGATTATCAACATCCTGCTCATGCCTGCACTTGGAGCCACCGTATGGCGGTACAGGAGCAAAGGCCCGAGGCTGGTAACCGGACAGGACGTCATATCTGCTTTCGACACTTTCTCGAAGTGGGGAGTGTTTACTATCAATGAAGGCATCCGGGTGGCTAACAATGTTCTCGGACTCGATCTTACCGTGTACGAAGGGAAGGATAAGGCCCCGTGGGCGGACTATCCGGTTGCACTGGTTATGGCCCTTGCAAACCTCGGCCAGCTCTCTGGAGTGGAGGAGATTCAGTCCATAACGGAGCCGCTGACCGATGCTTTAGGGAGCATTGAGAACGACGAGCAGGCGGCAAAGATGTATCTTGCCCTCTCTCACTTGAGAAACACCCTCAGAAAGCTTGCGGATCAGAGAGACGAAGCGGCGAAACTGTCCGATGCAACGATGGGAGGGAGGATAGAATTTAGGCCAGAGGAGCATGAGTAATGAGGCTATCAAGGAATGCATGGTACGCAAGACGTAAGAAACGGAGATCGTGAAATGACCCGAGTCGTCCACTGCAAGAAGGAGCCCTTCGATGTGTATATAGGAAGACCGAGCAAGTGGGGGAATCCATACATTATCGGGGTAGATGGAGAGAGGGACCAAGTGCTACTGCTGTACGAAGCCTACGTCCGATCCACGCCCGAGCTTATGGATTCCCTCCACGAGCTTGAAGGTAAGGTTCTAGGTTGCTGGTGCCATCCTAAGCCCTGTCATGGAGATGTGCTGATTCGGCTGATGGAAGAGAAAGCCCCCGAACGGGGTGAACGGGGGCTCTCGCAGAAGAGAGGAACACGGGGGAAGCGCCCTTCCGCAGGAGGGCTGCGAAAGGACTTGGACAGACTGAATGACAACACAAAATAGGGAACAAAGTCAAGGGGAAAGTGGGGTTAGGATCATCCATGTCGAGTGGGCCACAAAAATCGGACTCTACGAAGCTATCGTCCTCGGTCAGATTGATTACTGGGTCCAGCGCTCAAAGCACCAGTTCTTCGGCAGGCGATGGGTCTATAACACCTACGAAGGCTGGCAAGCCCAGTTGCCATTTATGTCTCTCCGGACTGTGCGACGGGCGATTGCTGAACTTGAGTGCATGGGTATCCTTGAGTACCGGTGGCTCGGACCCACCCCAATGAACAGAACAAAATGGTACACGATAAACTATACCCGATTGAAGGAGGTCGTATGGGAGCAGTCCTGATATGCGGGGATAGGAACTGGAGAGGGAAGGCAATCATTAAGAAGGTGCTGGCTGTGTTTGACAAAGGAGTAACTATCATTCACGGCGGGGCTCCTGGGGCGGATTCCATTGCCGATAATGTGGCTCATGACCTAGGACTCAAAGTGAGAGAATTTAAGGCGGAGTGGGACAGATACGGCAGAGGAGCGGGGCCTAAGAGGAACCAGCGCATGCTGGATGAGGGGAAGCCCGACTGTGTGATTGCCTTCCACCATAACATAAACGAGAGCCGTGGTACCAGGGATATGGTTATCCGGGCACTGAAATCCGGAATACCACCATGGTGGTGGAATCCGAACAGAGCATCAAGATACCGAGGCTGTGATGGTGCTGCTGAAGATTGTTGGGGATAAGATAACGGTGGAGTTGCTGGGCCCTAGCCCGACGGTGGCAGTAAGGGGACCGAAAGGACTCAGTGAGGTGCTGGCTACCCTACAGCCCGGACAGGCATACGCAGCAGACGCCAGTAAAGGGGAGTACCTCATACGGATAGAGCGAGGCGTACTGAAATTCTCCAGGACTCCGTATACTGAAAAGGAAGATGAAAATACTCGTGCAGAGGTCAGATTCATCAGAAGCTAAAAGCTCAATGATTTCCCATCTGGCCTCTCAGGCCAGATGCATGTGGCCTAATAGGCCAGATGCATGTGTCCTCTCAGGCCAGATGCATGTGGCCTAATAGGCCAGATATACATATACTACTACAGGAGAATAGCCAGTAGACTATTCCAAAGAATACAGCCGACTGCACTCGAGTTCAGGAAAGATGAGAGTCGTGCTCTGCACAGAATGTAAGTACTATACGAAGCCGGATACCGGTGGGGTGGACTATAGCTGTACGGCCCCTCAGAACCGGAGGAAGATGCAGACGAAATCCACGGGAGTCAAGTACTTTCTGTCTCGCCGACCGGAGGAGATCAACAAGAACCAAGATTGCAGGTGGTTTCAAGATTCATTCTTCAGAAGGATACTATGATGAGCAAGATACTTAGTCTAGACAGCTCCTTGCATATCGACGAGAAGATAATGGAGGAGGCCATCGAGAAGGTATACAAGGACGATCCGGATATTCGGATGCCGGGAGAGGACGAACAGATGATCGTGGTCCGCACCAATGCGGAAACCCACGAAACATCTATGTATTACATACGCCTTCGTCCCATCTATGAAAGGGCACGTGCATTTGCCTGCAAATCAGGCGGATGACGAATATAATTTCCCAGGTAGGGGGCCTGGAAGGGGCAATGTCGAAGGAAGAGCTTATCGTGGGACACATGTATCTTGTTTCTCACCTTGTAAGGAAACACTTCTTATGGGTTCCGGAAACAATGATGTCTCGGGAGGATCTTGAGAGTGTCGGTTATATTGGCTTGATCGATGCGGCAGACCGATGGAATCCAGATCACGAGACAAAGAGCACGTTTAAGACATTTGCCTATCACAGGATTATCGGGCAGATTACGGATGAGCTTAGGGAGCTGTACAGGATTCCTGGTTGCCAGGATAGTGAGATTGCTCAAGATTTATTGAAGAATGTAGAGTCTGGAGACCATCCATTCAAGATCCTTCATACGAAGGAGCTGAGACAGATTCTAGAGAAGGCGGTTGACGAGCTGCCAACCACCGCAAGGACGGTTATAAGGCTGTACTACTTTTATGGCATATCTCTAAGCGACATTGCACTCATGTTCAGCTGTACAACATGCAATATAATAGCCTACAAGAAACGCGCACTCGAGTATCTTCGAGTAAGGCTGACTGGTGAAGGGGAGGTGCGTCATGTCTTCGAGAGGACCGCTCGTATTAGAACCAATATACAATCTTGTGGACAACTCGGAAACTCCTATAGTCGACAGCTTCGAGAAAATGGTGGAACCGAACGATCCGCTTTTCAAGGTTGATCTGCTTCGGCGCCGGCAGAAGGTGAAGGGTTCCCAGATTGCTGTTGGGCAGCCAAGAGAAGGGGAGTGGAAGTGATGCGTCTCGATCTTGAAAGGGAACTGCTGGCCCGTCTTGCCGCCGGCTGCCTCATGAAGATGGTAGGAGAGGGGCTTATCCTGTCTCAGATTCTGAAGACGGAGTGGCGTAAGCGCATTTCCCCGTTCTCCGAAGACATGGATCTGTGGATAGAGACCGAAGGCGTTCGGGATCCTACCTTTCCTAAGAGGATGCTGAACTATCACAGGGATAGGTGCACTACCTCCTTTATTGAGGCGGCATTCCCCCGATTCGACGAGTACATCAATCATTCGTACAAGGACGGCATTCAGCATGTCGTGTACGGGAACGCCAAGAGAAAGGCTGATGTCGATGTCTTGGTCGAGCAACTGACCGAGATGACTGGTTCTCAGGCTCGCAGCATCCGAAATACCCTCGGGCGGTGGTTCTCTCAGACGCAAGGGGCCTATTTCGATCGCTTCATCGTTCCAGAGACCGAGCGTCTTCAGCGTCAGCTCCAAGAAGGGGTCCTGGACAAGGCCCGCATGAGGAAGATCGGAGAGAGGTATAAGAAGTTTGTCCAGGCTGATGGATACTGGGACGCTATTTCTGATTTCGACACCGCTACCGCCTCCGTGTGGGGTATGCTGGATACTATGAAAGAGCTAGGGTATCTGACGTACACTATTATCTCCATGAGGGACAGAAAGACCTGCGAGGTGTGTTTGGCTATCGACGGAACCGAGGTCAGCATCGAAGAGGGGCAGAGTCAGAAGAACGCTATGATCGCCCTGGGCGCAGAGGAGGCGGCTAATTCTTTTCCTTGGCCGAGGATAAGAGAAGATGGAACCGTAGACGGAAGCAGTTTTCTTCCTCCGTTTCATTCCCGCTGCAGGTGCTACCTGGTCGGAACCAGGCAAGGACCTCATAAGGTGTCCAGCTCGGACATCCAGAACTTTCGCCACCAATACAGGATACCGAAGGTATGGGGAGATGCCATCATCCGAGAATATATCTCGGTATGCCTGAGCCTGAAGGAGCTTCGCAGGGAGTGTCTATCCCGGCAGGCCGTGAATATGACCAATATGCAGCTGGGACTGAAGGGAGAGCAGATTATGAAGGCTATACTCGGGGTACAGGATACCCCTCATAAATATCCCGTCGATCTGGTCGCTGAAAAGGGTGTTTTGGGGAATATCCGACCGATCGGTCTTGAGGTCAAGACCTGGAGGGCGGAGAGGGTGCATGACGAGACAAAAGTAAAGATGGGACCCCGGGCCATGGAGCTGAAGGATCAGTGGACTCTCGAGAACCAGGCCGACATCTTTACATTCTTCCTGATTCACGACTCCGAAGGGAAGACTGATCTCTACTACAAGCCCGGATACGGAGGGTACCGTATCGGATCCATGCAGTTTGTTGGTCAGGTGTACGAGGACAAGAACGGTCAGCTGGTCATCCCTGATGACGTTCGGGAGAACGTAATTTCTGCCTTGGTGAAAGGGAAACCTATCTACGAACCTATCCAGACCGAGTTTCAGACCCCGAGGCGCGGAAATCTGCCCGTTCGGGGCCTAAGTAGGGGGTAATATGGGGTACTCGCTGTTTGTTGGCGGCGAAGAGAACGATTTTCCACTTTGTAGTGCGGAGTGGTACCACCGGTTTCTCGAGGAAGTGGCGATTATCGGGGGCTGTCCGAATATCCTTCGGTTTACGCCGAACGTGTCCGTAGGGCTGCACAGCAAGTTCGACAAGCCCATTTCCGAATGGTCAAAGGTCTCGATTCCTAACATGAAAGAGGAAGCACAGCGTCTGGTCGAGAACCCCGAAGCCTCCGATCATGTGAGGGAGATCGCTTCGATTTATCTCCAAGCGATAATTGAGGCAGAAAGGACCACCCTTCCGCTGACGCTGGGGTAAAAATCGTTGACAAAAGTTTTTGTTTGTGGTATGATTCCTTCAGAATACGGGGTGTTTTATGCGAAGAGGGGACATCATTCAGTTTCTCAGGCTTCTAAGGGCCGGAAATATCGACACTTCTGGATCTGATTGGGTGCAGGCTTCCTGTCCACTGGCTGTACGGACCCACCAAAAGGGCGAGGATCGTCGTCCAAGTTTTGGTATAAAAGTGAACGACAAGGGCGAATCCTGCTATAATTGTTTTGTGTGCGGGCACGGGTCCCTTCAGGGCCTCATGCACAGGATTACTTGGCTTATTGGCTATAACCCCCAGGCAAGCGATTGGCTATCTCTGAAGGAGATATTTGTTGATGAGGACAGAACTCCGGAGTTCACGGAGATATATTCTCAACCTGTCCAGAAAGAAGCACCGAGGCAGGTTCCCAATCTTATCCTTCAGAACTACCCCGTTATTCAGGAAAAAGACGATAACCAAACGGCCCAGTACCTTCAGGGAAGGGGCATTGATCTCGGAGTTGCCCATGCCTACCGTGTTCGCCGGGATAGCAGAAATGACGGACTTATTTTCTGTATCCGTGATGTGGATATGAAGGTCTATCTTATGCACTTCCGATCCATAAAGGAGAAGATTTTCTATTACCTTACACCGACTGTCTTAGGCTATCAGGGGCTTCGGTGGGGAAGGCAGGATTTCTGGTACGGTATCGAGTTTGTTGATTTCAGTCAGCCTGTGATTTTAGTGGAGTCGGAGACTGACGTTCTTCGGCTTAGAACTCTTGGCGTAGGTAATGTTATGGCCTCGTGCGGACCGATCGGAGAGGATAAACTTTCCAGATTGAGTGCATCGAGGTATCTTCTTGGGTTCGATGCAGACGATCAGGGGAACCACTACGCAAAGGTAGTCGCGGAGCATGTGCACTCAAGTGCAGTGGTGGATTTTCTTGATTGGGCTGTGGTTGGAAAGAACGATGCCGGTGATCTTGATTCAAGAGAGGAATGGGATGCCGTTCTCTTGAATGCCATCCGGATCGGAGTGAAAGGAGGTGAAAAGCAGAGCATCGAGTATCCCGAAAAATTCTCAATCAGGAGATAAGACTATGTCTTGGTACAAGAAGGGTGATGAAGGAAAGGCCCGGTCGGTGGAGGAAGAAGCAGCAGCAAAGGCTCGGGCCCAGGCTTCGCAGAATCCCAGCCGTAACCGGTTCTGGCTTGCGCCGAACAAGAGTGCGAAGGTCACCTTCCTCGATTCGGAAGGCTTCTTCTTCAGAGAGCATCAGCTGTATCTGAATGGCTCATGGTTGAACTGGGAAACCTGTCTTTCCGATCTGGGCGAGGAGTGTCCTCCCTGCGAGGATGGTCGTAAGTACGCATACGTTGCCGCGTTCACGATCATCGACCATTCCACCTACAAGGATAAGAAGGGCAATGACGTGAAGGCCAGAAAGAAGATCATTGTTCTTAAGGCCGGTGCCCGGAATAAGGTTCTCAAGCAGAAAGAGCGGAGGGACGGCGATCTTCGGTATTGCATGTTCGAGATTTCCAGATTTACGGAGAAGGAGTGCAGCACCGGAGAGGACTTCGAGTTTGTTGGTCGTGTCAATCCCGAGGAGCTGAAGGAGCTTTGCCCTCCCGGGACCGATCCCGACGAGTGGTTGAGGCCGTTTAATTACGAGGAGATTTTCAAACCCAAGACTCCTGCGGAACTCAGGAAGGCACTAGGCATGGCCGATCCTGTCGGCTCCAAGGAGAATATCAAGGACCCCCTTCCCGGCAAGGAGGCCCGTAACCCGTTTGAGCGCAAGGATGCGCCTTCGAAAGAAAACAGGTCCTTAAAAGAGCTACTCTAATGTACGTTGACAAGGCCGAATACTCTGATTGCCTCTGGCTCCCGAAGGATGGGCTCGATCTCGAGTATCTGCGCCAGAAGTTTACGCTGATTCCTCGGTTCGACAATCTTTTGCCTCTTGAGATCTTCAGGGAAGACGACAATCGAATTGGACTGCCTCGGCATTCCAAGGAGATTCTCCCATTTCCTGTCGCGGATCTCGAAGATCTGAGGATAGCGGGGCATCCCGTGGATGTTCGATTCACACAGGAGCTCAGACCCTATCAGGTGCCTGTTGTCGAAAAGGCCCGTACCCTTCTTTCGAGCGGAGTAGATGATTTTATCATTCACGCCGGAACAGGATCGGGAAAGACTGTCATCAACCTGTATATCTGGGCTACCTATATCAAGCGAACAGCGCTTGTCATCGTGCCGAAGACTGACCTTTTGGAAGGAAAGAATGGATGGATCGCAAAGATCAAGAAGTTCACTAACATCCCTGAGGAGAGGATCGGTGTTGTTCGACAGGATACCTGTGAGTTTGAGGGCAAGGATATTGTGGTTGGCATGATTCACAGTCTGTGCAAGGACAAGTATCCAGAGGAATTCAAAAGGTATTTCGGCCTTGTCATCTTTGATGAGCTGCATAAGCTCGGAGCACAGTATTTTTCTCGGGTTGGAGGCATGTTTCCAGCCCAGAGACGTATCGGATGCACAGCTACCCTAAGGAGGCAGGACGGCCTTATCAGGGCGTTCTACGATCATCTTGGCAAGCAGGTAGTGACTCAGGAATTCAGCGATAATCCTGTTCCTCGTGTCATCTCTGTTGAGTACGAGGACGGAACGGCATTTGTTCCTGAGGGCATAATGGATAAGATCAATCGACGAGGGTTTATCATTAAGAGACTTTCAAGGAACAAGAACAGAACGGCAATGATAGCGTCCTTTGTCCGGGATTTGGTGGACTCTGGGCGCAGAACCCTGATCCTCTCAGAGAGGATACCTCATGTTATGGAAATAAGAGACTTGTTGGTGGGAAAGTACGGACTTTCTCCCGAGGATGTCGGCGTGTATATCAGCAAGACCAGTGATTCCGAAAGGGACAGGATTTCCGAAGAGTGTCCTGTTATCGTCGCTACGACATCCATGATGTCTCTCGGCACGGACATTCCTACCCTTCGTGCACTTCTATTTGCTACTCCACTGGCTGACGTGGAGCAGGCTATCGGACGGATTTGCAGGATCGGTCCCGAGATAGAGCCTGTTGTCGTGGATATTCTTGATGTGGGATATAAGGACGCGGAAAACTGGAATCGGGCGAGGTCTTCCTTCTATGCACGAAAGAACTGCACCGTGCAGAAATTGAGTATGAAGGGGGTGAGCTTTAGATGAAGACCGAAGCTGAAAAAAGGGAATACAACCGTCAGTACTACGCCAAGAATAAGGCGGAGATTAACCGAAGGCGGCGCGAGCGGTACTGGGAAGACGAGGCTCATCGGAAGGGCCTTCAGGACGCTGCCCGGACACGGTACAGGACCCTTTATTCCAGTGTGGACAAGCATGCGGGGTATACCGTCAAGAGGAAGGATG